CTACTGCTTGATAGATACAGATACACCAGACGTAAACCGGACATCAATTTTTTTGTCATGAATCGTGATGGTATCCACCATTCTGCGCACCAGCGCATCATCCAGAGTTGTGAGTATACCGGTCTGCGCTTGTAAAAAGTCGCGCATCGCTTGGATGCGCAGGATCTGATTGTCCGTCTTTGCCTGAGCAAGCTCGGCTTGCATTTTTTCTTCTTTCACTGCATCAATCTCATTTGCAACGTCTTCATAGGGTTCTCGATTCGAAATGCGATCCATGAGCATTTGCTGTAGATCCTCCAGTCTTTGCTCTATCGATTTCATGTCTACTGAGGACTCGTGGTCAATCACGTGAGTAATCCGATCCTCCAGTTCAGCAAAAAAGCACCCCTTATCTTTAATGCAACGGTTAATAGCAGAAAGCACAATGCCTTTCAAAAACTCCTCCTCCACCGTTCTCGCATGGCAGGAGTTGTTTCCGGGAGTAAGCCTGCTCATGCAGCGCCAGACGATGGATTTGCATCCCCGGTTGTTCCAGTGAATCCGGCGGTAATACTCGCCGCACTCACCACAGATAACAAGCCCGGACAGACAGTGGTTAGACGAGTAGGCTTTTCGTTTGCCATCCGCTCGCTTAGAAAGGTTGCGTCTTCTTACCAGCTCGTCTTGAGCCAGCAGGAAGATCTCCTTTGGAATGATAGCTTCGTGGTCATTTTCCACATAGTACTGTGGCATGTGTCCTTCATTTCTTACGCGCTTCTTGGTCAGAAAATCAACGGTGTAGGTTTTTTGCAAAAGGGCATCACCGATATATTTTTCGTTGGTGAGAATTTGGCGAATATTGCTGGGAGTCCATTTGGTGTGTCCGGCTCCGTTTCTTATGCCATCCGCCTCAAGTCCTGCAGCGATTTTGTTCATGGAAAGCCCCTCAAGATACTCTCGATAGATGCGTTTTACCGTTTTTGCCTGTTCAGAATTGATCACGAGGTGACCATCCGCATCTTTGTCATAGCCTAAAAACCATTTGGCGTTGACCTGCACTTTTCCCTGCTGGTAGCGGTACTGGATGCCGAGTTTCACATTCTGAGACAGACTCTGGCTTTCCTGTTGAGCAAGGGAGGCCATGATGGTGATCAACACTTCGCCTTTGGCATCCATCGTGTTGATGTTTTCCTTTTCAAAGAAAACTGGGATGTTGATTTCTTTGAGCTTTCGGATGTATTTCAGGCAATCAAGCGTATTTCGAGCAAAACGCGAGATGGACTTGGTAATAATTATGTCGATCTCGCCTGCCTCGCAGGCATCAATCATACGATTGAATTCTTCGCGCTTTTTGGTGTTGGTGCCAGAAATGCCATCATCGGCAAAAATGCCCGCCAGCTCCCAGCCTTTTTGTGCCTGAATGTATTCCGTGTAGTGCGCAACCTGTGCTTCATAGCTTGTTGCCTGTTCGTCGGAATCTGTAGAAACGCGACAGTAAGCAGCTACCCGAAGAGTGGGGCTTGGCGTTTCCGTCTTTGTGTTTCCCTGCTTCTTTCGGGCGGGAATCATGGTGATGTTCTTATTCATCTTCAACCTCTCGGATCTGGTTATAGACATATACGGCTTGCTCGAGTGCCGACCGGTCGCCGCAGTCAATCTCATCCATATAAAATCGGGTTTTTACGTAAAAGGTAGGTCTTCGTTTATGGCGAAGCTTCTCCTTGCCCAGATTCTTTGCACGAGAAAGACGCAGCTCATGCGCCTGTTTCAGCCATTCTTCGCTGATGAGTGCGGGGTACCCCTCACTTCCTGCATAAATCGGGTTTTCCAGCAGGCGACGGATGACACTGTGCGTAAAGGTAATACCGACCGACTGCGCAGAAGCCTTCAGACTCATGCCGCTTAAGTAGTTTTCAAATAAGGACTTCAGAGCACACGCTTCCTCTTCGTGAATAGCGATTTTGCCATCTTTCATGCGGTATCCATAAGGAATTGTTCTCATTATTTAGGCCAGCCTTTCCGGAAGACGGAGTCCGCATTTCAGGATGAAGCAGACCTCGGTTCGACTGACAACCTCTACGGCATCGACGAACCTTTTGAATTCTTCCTCGCAAAAGCGTTCCGAAACTTTTCTCCCTTTTACATAGTGGCAGAGCGCTTCGAGGTTTATTACGGTATCGTCTTTCCCGGCTTCCTGAATTTTGAGCTGTTCGCGCTCTTTTTTTCTTTCTTCAATTCGCGTGACAAGTTTGTTTTTCTCCTTGAGGAAATGCGGACGGTCGAGGTATCCCGAAGCGCTTAAGCGTGTCAGCACATCCAGCTTGTCTGAATCCTCACGAATGGCTTCGTTTGCTACTTTGAGTTCTTTTACATATGTCTTTGGCTTCTGACCTTGCATCTCGCTTAATAGAGGTTCCAGTATGGCTTCGCGGGCAAAGGTCAATTTGTTCATCATGCTTGCAAAGGCGCAGAGAATGCCATCTTCATACACAGCCTTGAAAGGGCAATTCTTCTTGCTGTGCAGATGCGTACTGCATGCATACATCTTGTAACTGCCGCTTTGCGTATAGCGAGTGATGCGCTTCATGACCGAACCGCATGCTTTACATCTCACCTTCCCGGAGAGCACCGTTCGATTGAGATACTTGGGGCTCTCCTGAATGATCCCTTTATTCTCACGCTTGAGCTCGATCAGTTCGTTAACCGCGTCATATGTTTTTCTGTCGATGATCGCCTTATGATGGTCTCTCACGAGGTATGCATTTTTCTCACCGTTGTTTTTATGACGCTTGAAGGCATCATCGGTATAGGTCTTCTGAAAAAGGCAATCGCCGGTATATTTTTCATTTTTCAAGATGGCAAGGATACTTCCGCTGCTCCAAAGTCCTCCGTGGGCAGAAGGGATGTTTTGATCATTGAGAATTCTTGCGATTGAATATCCGCCATATCCTGCCAGCGCAAGTTGAAAGATCTCTCGCACGATCACAGCCTGATTTTCCACGATTGCCATCACACCATCGTCGTTTCGATAACCGAAAGGCGGGCAGGTGATGATGAATGTCCCGCTTTGGAAGCGTTGCTCAATGGACCAGCGCACATTGGCAGATTGGGAAGCGGACTCATCCTGCGCCATCGAACTTAGGATGGATAAAAAAAGCTCGCTCTCCATTTCACTGGTATTGATATTTTCCTTCTCAAAGTATACGGGGATCTTTAGTTCCAGAAGCTTTCTGACCATGCGCAAGCAATCTGCTGTATTTCTGGAAAAACGACTGATGGATTTGGTTAGCACAAGGTCGATTTTTCCGAGGCGGCAGTCACGCAGCATGCGTCTGAGTTCAGGTCTTGCTTTGCTCTTGGCAGCGCTGACGCCCCTTTCATAATAGATATCGTGCAAAGTCCATCCGTCTCGAGTGCAAATATAGGAAGCATAGTGTTTACGCTGCGCTTCCAGACTTTCAAGCTGCGCGTCCGATTCGGTGGAGACACGGCAATAGACGGCGATGCGCATCTGTTTTTGCTGCTTCCGTTGTGTTGCCACACCATCGATTCTCGTTACTTTCTTCAATGCTTTCACCTCCGCTCTCCTATATAGACGCTCTAAACCAGACACATAGCAAGTTGTTTATTCCATCAGCTGGTAGAGAAATGGCCGATATACACTACGATTTTGTCTGTGCAGTATTTGCGCTTCGCATTCCGCAAGAATCCCTTGCGCATAGAGTTCGTCAACATAAGCCTCGGCAAGCCGGTAATAAACGTCGCGCATCAGATCTTCCTGCACCGGAAGAGGCTGTTTATTATTTATATCGTTTGTCATCGTTGCCCTCCTTATCTCGAGGGCAGATCCGTTTCACCCTCTCCTTTCCACTGGAGATGGCGAGAGGTTTTGAGCGGATTTCCTGTCTTCAAAAGGTGCTGGAGGTGAGAGGAGCGTTTTGACGAAACAAGGGAAAAAAAATAAGCCTGCCGCTGATGAGAACCATCAGCAGCAGGCGTTTTGTTTACACAGGTTCACAGGAGTTCGTTTACACGCTTTTGCACGGCATCATAATTGTAGCCGGCCTTCGTCAAGCGATTCTTTCGCTCGTTGCCGTTGCCCCAGTCGCCATGAATCACCTCACGGGCAAGGGTGTTGATGGACTTTTTCGGCTTGACGGAAAGACGCTCGTTGACCTTTTTCTGTACTGCATCGTAGGAATAACCGGAAGCCGTCAGGCGGCGCTTGCGCTCCTCGCCGTTTCCCCAGAGGCCTTTTATCACCTCGTCAGCCAACGTCTCTACAGTTTTCTTTTCCGGAGCCGGTGCGGGTTTTGCAGTGGGTGCAGTGCTTCCTTTGGCATAGCCATTAAATCCGCCGCCACGGATGAGGGAGGGATAGTCGATGTAAGAAATGTCCAAGTCCACATTGCCGGCAATGCCAGATACGCTGCCCTTGCTGGAGTACTGCCAAAGGCCGCTTTCGCCTTCAAAGCTGTTCGTGTTTGCCCACTGGGCGCACCAGAAGGCATAGCGCTTGCGGATGGATTTCGAGAGAATGTTTCTCGCGACCGAGGCACTCGTGTAGAAACCGGCAAAGTAACCGCCCGCTTCCATTTCATTGCAGAAGGCTTGGATGAGGCTGTCACAGAAAGCCTGCCCTCGAGAAAGCTGAGACGATTCTTCCAGATCAAAAAAGATCGGATAGTCAAACTGCTTTCCGGCGATGATCTGCTTACATACTTTCGCTTCTGACCTTGCGTTATCTGCGCTTCGGGCATACGAATACCAGTAAGCCCCAACATGAAGGCCAGCGGCTTTTGCCCGGGCGTAGTTCTGTTCAAAGGTGCGGTCCTTCTGGGAAGTATCCCAACCATAGCCGGCACGGATGATGACAAAATCAATTCCGTCCGCTTTTACCTTGTTGAAATCAATCGAGCCGTTCCATTTGGAGACGTCAATCCCTTTACTCATGTGTTTCCTCCTTTTCTGCGCGCTCATGGAGCTGTGCGAGCACGACTTTCAGCTTTTTCGGGACAGGCAGTCCCAGATGCGTGGCATTTTCGACAAGGGACAGGCCCTCATTGGAGAGATAGAAGAAGATGACGGCCGTGCGCAGAACCGAGCCAGTACCGATGACCTGAGCATCAATCATGTGTCCGATGCCTACGAGCAGAAAGATCAAGACCTTTCTTGCGATGCCTTTGAAGCCGACCGCACTCGAGAGCTTCTTGTCTGCTACTGCGCACATGATGCCGGTGATGTAGTCGGTGATGACAAAGGCGATGAGTGCATAAAGCAAACCGTCAAATCCTCCAAGATAAAATCCCAGCCATCCGCCGATTCCGGTGAAGATGAGCTGGATACTGTTCCAGAACTCTTTCATCGCGTTCCTCCTAATACGTAATACGTAGAAAGCCACTCCGGCATCTCCGGAATGGCTCCTGTTTCGGTGGCATCCAGCCAGGCCAGATACCACGCATTTAGTTCCTTTTTCTGTTGTTCTGTAAGTCTGTCGTACCAAGGCGTGCCCCGGTTGATGACGGGAAAGCACTCCTTGCATCGACGTTCACGAATCGCATCCTTCGCTGCATTTTTCGATTTAGCAACCAGACGTTTTTTGTCCAAGACAAGGTCACCGTCCCGGATTCGGTAGCATTGGTAATGGAGAGCAAAGTCTTCTATGTCCTCTGGCTCTGCGCATTCCGCTCCTCCGACCAGCATTCCGTCCAAGGCGAAGCTCGTAATAAAACCTTGTTCATCAGTTAGAATCTGCATGATTTCCTCCTTAATTCACCCCAAACACTCGGATAATCTGCCCATTGGAACTTCTGTCGTAGTAAGCAAGTGTCACGGTCGTGCCTGAGTAGTAAAGCTTGAAAGCGTAGTAATTGCTCTCGTCCGCAATCTGGTAGTTGGTGGCTGTCGTAGTGAGCTGGGCGGAAGGCACGACCAGTGCGCACCTCGAAGAAGCAGTGCTGGGCTGGCCGATAATGACGAAAAAGTTGTAGCTCTTCGAAAAGGTCGTGCTACCCGTCGTGATTGCGCCGCTGTAGAGGGAGGTTGCGGTAATCCCGAGATTCGACCGGGCGGCAGAGGCATAGGATGCGCCGGTACCACCGGAGGAGACGGCCAAGGGACTGGTGAGCGAAATGGAAGGCCAGGAGTTCCGGTCGTAGGCGGCTTTTACAGCCGAAGAGGTCGCTGCTGTGGAAGTGCTGGTCGAGCTGGTGCTGGTGGAGAGTTTCGTTATGCCAAAATAGCTGGTATCGGCCAAGGGCGTGGTCAAGGCCACCCAGAAAATTCCGTCATAGATCAGAATTACCGTCTGCTCGGGTCGCCAGTAGTTGGTACCGACAGCCGTTCTTCCCACATTGACGATGTACTTAAGTCCGGTGCCGTTAACGTTGATTCTGGGAAAGGTGGCCGTATTGTTGTGCATGAATTTCATCAAGACCACAGCGCCAGTGTTCAGCGTTTGAAAATCCGGACACTCGCCGGTTTTCTCCACCACATCGGCTGCATCATTGCAAACGCCAAAGGGCAATCCGCCGCTCAGCGATGCGATATACGCTGGTAAAAGCAGCCCGTAAACCTTCACGCTCCAGTCCGGTGCGACCTCGAAGCATTTCTCGATTTCCGATACCTTGCCGATGGCCAGCCCGTTTCCGCCGTTCTTGAAATCCATCACAACGGCTGCGGTGGAAATGGAATCGGTAATGGAGATGCTGGTAAAGGCATCGGTTAGGGTGTATTTCACCTCATACGTATTTTCCGGCGAAATCGAGCCGCTTCCGAAAGTGAAGGGTGTGTTGCTCGTAAAGGTTGTAGCGGCATCTGTCCAGGTCGCGTCGGATTCTTTTTTGTACGATACCGAGGTGGTGATGGTATTCTTTCCTCCGACAGAAGCAAAGTAAAACTCCAGAAGGGCTCGGACATAAGTGCCATCCCCCTTTGGCGTGCCTGTGCTGTCGGCACGCTCGGACTGCGCACTTAAAAAGCGTGGCGAGTAGTACGGCAAAACGGAGATGCTTACGGTTTTGGCATCGGAGGTGCGTCCTCTGGAATCGGTGACCTTGGCGGTAAAAGTGGTGGTGCCATAGTCATTTAAAAAACCTGTCGTAAGTGAAGAGGACGATCCGGAAAAGCCTCCACCCGTGATGCTGTAGGAGCGAATCGTCGAGCCGTAGCTTCCGGTGGCACCCGATATGGCCAGCGTCGCCTTGGATTTGTACTGCACATACACGCCCCAAGTGGAAGGCACGGTCCCGTCGATATGGCTGGCCGTCAGACTGCCGATGGTCGGCTTTATCGTAGAAGGCACATAAAGCGTGATGGTTGTTGCCTTGGAGCCGATGTATGTTCCGCCATTATAGGTATAGCAAGTGATGGTGCATGTCCCCGAGGTGCTATTTGGAATCTGCGAGGCAAGGCTTAACGGCGGTGTCCAGGACAATGAGGTACCGGTGGTTTTTATGGCAATGGCGCTGGAAACACTGCCAAACCGGTAAGCCAGCGTATGTGTGAAGGACGATACTGCCCGAGAGATCTTGATGGTGGTTGCCGTCCCCATCGAGATGGATGAGGCAGACACAGACGAGGCACGCGGAATCGAGTCCAGCGTGATGGAGGCATTTGCCGTAATCGTACTGTAATAGGTGCCGCTAATCGTCGCTTCAATGTGAAAGACCGCAGAGATGTTGAGCGTCTTTGATCCGTCACTGTTGTGATTGACCGTCTTGGTAACGGAGCCTAAGGTGTGACTTCCTGTGGTATCGACCGCAGGAGAGGAAAAGGCCTGCGACTGACCATCAATCGTGCAGGTGTTATTGGTGCGCCCACTGATGTAAAGGGTCCAGTCGTTCACGAGCACCATCGTGGCCGTGATGGTCGAGTGGTTGTTGGTGATGTCTTTGGTTTGCTTCCAGTCGACGCGCAGCACATAGTGACCGCCGTGAATGGAACCGGAAAAACTGCCGGAAGATGCCATGGGCTGCTCCTTTCTTAATTGGAAGAGGCCCTCCAGACAACGGAGAGGTTGCCGGTCGGGCGCGGAATGAAGTCAAACCAGCCGCGTCCCTCGGTGCCAAGGGAAAGCCGGTAGCGAATTTCGGCGTTGGTGATGACGAGCGATTGATTGGAAATGTAAGCAATGACCTGTCCGTTCTCCTTGAAGGCCAGCTGTTCATTGGAAAGCTCTGCGGTGAAGGCATTGCCGATTTTCCCGAGCTCAATGAGCGCCCCGCGAAAGCGGATATATTCTTCTAACAGCTGCTGGTTGGCGATGACGTTTCCTCGGATTTCATCCGTTTTCGCATGAAAATCCAGCCGGAGCTCGGTGCTCGTCTGCGTGATGCTACTGGAAAAGTCCTGCCGCAATGTCTCGAGGTCTGATTTGGAGACGTACTCCTCACGCACGGCGCTGTTGATCTGTTCGGCAGTTTTCGTGATTTCCGAGTAAAACTGCTGAACGTTGACCTCAAGAGAGGATGCGGCATCTTTGGCCTGCGTTGCTTCGGCAAGCGCTGTGTCGGCTTTGCTTACAGCCGAATTGATCTCTTCGGTCTTTCCCTCGATGTCGACGGAAAGCGCTTCGAGGTTCTTGGACTGCTCTGTGGCAGCCTTGGAAAGGGTGATGTTTCTCGCGCCGATCGTGATGGTGTTGCTTGCCGGATGGAGGTAATCTCGCGTCCTCGCAAGACAAAGGTATCTACCGTCAATGCCGTGGGGCTTGGAGAGACAGCGGATGTATTCTCCGGCATGCATCTCCGAAAGCGTAGAACCGGTATCTGACTCATCCACAATGGAAAGTTCCATGCTGGTGATGCCGTCTTTGAGTTCCGGAAGCCTTGCCTGGGCCTTTCGGAGGAGGTTCTCGGGAAGTGTGACATCGTCCCAGATTTCCGTCGTCCAGATCTTTCCAATCTCCGCTGTAGTGTCAGCGTCCTCTACATAATTCAGTCCTCCGTTGACTGAGGTGATGTCCACGCGGCGTTCGGTTTCGTTGCCTTCGCTGTCGGTTTCGGTGGACTTTGCGCCAAGCGGAATTAGCATAGAAACACGCTTCGTGTGATCGCGGTTGATCTTCACATCCAGCAGGTTCTTGCCGTATTCCACGGTTTGAAGCGAGGCGGCAGTAAAGTCGGCAAGATAGTCCAGCTGCTTTTTGCCGTCTGCTGTGTAGCTCACTTTGAGATAGCCGCCGTGGGTGTCGAGGAGTTTTTCTTTGATGGCATCGAGCGTCACCGAATAGTCGCCGTTTTCATAAGCGACGTAATCATTGGTATCGGACACGGTCACCGTTCCCAGCACAAACTGCTTCTTTTCTTCCACGGCGCTGTTGTGGGAAGAAAGAAAAAGTTCCAGAAGACCTCGAAGAGGGCCCTGATAGTGATAAGGTGGCTGAAGACTGTCTTTGAGAAAAGCCAGCGCCGACTCGCAGATCCAGGTGTGCGTATTGTAAAAATCCGTCCCATCATCCAGCACCCGGCCTTCAAAGACAATCTGATCGCCTTTCTTGCAGATAATGGTCGATGCCAACGGGTGAATCTTTGTGATATAGGGATGCGTGAACGGCGCGGAGAGAATGAAACGGTCGATGCTCTGAGCATCCTCCTCGATTTTGGCTTCTGTGACGGCCAGTTCGCTTAAGTCCGGGTGGTAGAAAAGGGCGCCGTCGACATAGACTGTAAACTGACTCATAGGCGGCCCTCCAGGTAGGTAAAGGTGATGGTGCCGGTGCCGGTCACAGTGATGGTGTTGTCTCCCGGTGCCAGCTCCAGTTCCGGCACGGTCCAAGTGCCGGCGCTTAGGGTTTTGGTGAAGGCATCAGCACCCGCTTGCCAGGCAAGCGTCGTTTCTGCTGTCGTGGTGATGGACGGCACGACGGGCATAAAGTCATTGGCGAGCGAAAGCGTGCCGCTCCCCGTCAGCGATTTTGTCGTTTCCTGCACGTGGTAGAGGTAGGCATCCGCATCTTTGGAAGAAAAGACGAGGACGCCTTTGTAGGTTCTCGGATCATAGCTGGACTCGGCTTCGAGCGTGCCAATGGCATAGACCGACTTGTCTTCCGTACGGACGACCTTCACCAGTTGTCCGGCAAAGCGGTTCACGGTCGTGCTGACTAAAGCATCAAACCGCGCGCGAGTGCCGAACATAGAAAGGGTGATGGTAAAGCTTCGGGGCTGGAAACTGACTTTGCCTAACGCCTGGGTAAAACGCAGTGGCGCGCTCCGTCCTGGAACGACGAGGGACTCGGACTGCGAGAGCGGGACCGGAAAGTCCACGGATTCCCGAAGCCAGCCCATGGAAAAGAGGGATACGTCATTGAAAAATACATCGGGCTTCATAGGCTTAACCTCGCATTCCATTTCTGCTCCTGACCGAGCTTCTGATCAATGACCGGGAGAAGTTTTCCGATGAGCGTGCCGTCTTCGAGATAAATGCCTTTCGAGCTATTGGCGGCGATGACGGCGAGATATTTCTCCATGCCCTCGGTATTAAGCTGGCTTGTCAGGATGCTTCTGAGTTCCTTGTAAAATCCCTCAAGCGGCAAAATGGCCTCAGGGCCTGCCTCGCCGCCGGCCATGAGAGAAGATCCATTCATCCCAAAGAGCGTGGGATTTGTCATAATGCCGCCTTCTTTGTACCAGCTGATGGAAAGGTGCGGCACGCGCGGCGGGATGATGGAAAAGCCGCCCGAGATGGAAAAATGCGGGAGCTTAATTTTGGGCAGGCTGATATGAAGCCCCGAGAAGAAACCCTTGATGGAGTCTACGATCCCCTTGATGGTGTTCTTCGCCGCCTCAATCGGCGAGGTAATGGCCGTCTTGATGCCGTTCCAAACGCTGGTCGCAGTGGACTTGATTCCATTAAAGACGGAGGTCACAGTCGATTTGATTCCATTAAATACGGTGCTGATGCCCGATTTGATGCCGTTGATCACTCCCGTAATCGTTGATTTAATCCCGTTCCAGATGCCGGATGCCGTGCTTTTGATCCCGTTAAAGACGCTGCTTACTGTCCCGGAAATGGAAGACAGTGCCCCGGATACGGTGCCGGTTATGGCGTTCCAGATGCTGGAGAAAAAGCCTGCAATGCCGTTCCAGATGCCTTCAAAGAAGCTCTTGATCCCGTTCCAGACCGATTCCCAGGTGGCACCGAACCATCCAAGGGCCGTGTTGGCCACACCCTGAATGGTTGCCCAAACGCTTGAGAAAATGCCGGAAATGGCTGTCCAGACGCCGCTGAATACTTCCTTGATGCCGTTCCAGACGGTGCTCCAGTTTCCGGTAAAGAGGCCGGTGAAGATGTCAAAGATGCCCGTCAGGACATGGAGCGCTCCCTGCAAAATGGCGGCAATCGCCTGAAAAGCGCCTTGAAAGACGGGCGCTAATAGCTGGGTGAAGCCGTTCCAGATGGCCGAAATGAGCTGACCAAAGGAGGTGAAATTCAGCCCCAGCGCGTTTAACCTTTCGATGATGCCGCTTTCAAAGGCGCTAAAGGCTTCTTTAATCTGATTCCATGTCGAAAGAATGGAGGTACGAAAACTCTCGGAGGTGTTCCATAGATGCAGAAAGGCTGCTACCAGCGTACCAATCCCGGCCACAATGAGCGTGATGGGATTGGCGAGAAGTGTGGCATTGAGAGACGACATCACGGTTTTTACTTTGGTGATAGCTCCAGCAATGGCCGGCATATTCGTCATAATGGTTCCGACGGCAGAAACCACTTTACCGATGACGATGAGCAAAGGTCCCAGTGCCGCCGCAATAAGGGCAATCGTCACAAGCGTCTGCTGGGCGGGCGCCGGGATGCTTTGCCAGACTTCCGAGAAACGTTTGAGTCCTTCTGAGATGCGTTCAAGAACAGGAGCAAGCACCGCAGCCAGGCTGTTTCCGATATCTGCACCCGTTTCTTTCAGCGAGTTCATGGTCATCTGAAACTGATCGATGGGATCCAAGGTTTCGCTGAAGGTGTTCTCGACGCTTCCCGAAAAATCTCCGAGCATGCCGGAGAGGTCTTCCAGATTGAGCTTTCCTGTCTGCACGGCATTGTAGATGGCCGCTCCTGCGCGGGTGCCAAAGAGGTCATAGGCCGCCTGCAGTTTCTCGGTTTCCGACTGGTTGGAGTTCATCGTATCGGAGAAACCTTGCAGGGCTTCATCTAAGGACTTCCCGTCTGCCGCGGCACTCTTCATGGCGGTCTTTAAGCCCATCATGGCGGCCGAGGTATCCAGACCGGACATTTCCACCATGCCCATAAAACCTGCCGCTTCTTCGGCGGAGAGGCCCATCTCCTTAAACTGGGCGGCATTGGAGGAGAGTCCTCGTGCCAGCTGATCCATGGAGATGCCCGTGGACTGTCCGGTCGCATTTAAAGCATCCAAGAGGCTTCCTGCATCGTCCGTGCTTTGCCCGAAGGCATTGAGAACAGAGGAGACATTATCCACAGAAGTCGAAACGTCCGTGTTGTTGAGCTGGGCAAACTTGATGAACTTGCCGGATAGCTCGGAGAGCGCCTGTCCGGTGAGACCAAATCTTGTATTCACCTCACCTACAGCGGCACCGGCTGTGGCAAAGTCTGTGGGGATTTCCGTGGCAAGGCTTTTGACGATGCTCTGCATCTCTTCAAGCGCCTGCCCGGAAGCGCCGGTTTTCTGCGTCACGATATCCAAGCCTTCATCCACTTCAGAAAAGGCCGCAAGGGAAGCCGCGCCAATAGCGGCGATGGGTGCCGTCACGCCTTTGGTGAGGGATTCCCCGACACCGGAGATTTTTCCGCCCACATCCTGCAGTTTGCTTCCCGTCTCTTTGAGCGTCGCGGAGACAGCGGAGTCCGAGCTTTTGACTTGCTCTTCGAATTTCTCCAGCTCCTGCTCCGTTGCAATGATTTCTCGTTGCCAGGCATCGTATTGCTGCTGTGTGAGCGTGCCGTTTTTCAGCCCCGCATCCATCTGCTCTTGCACGGATTTGAGCTGTTCGAGCTTATCTTTTGTTTCGCCCACGGCATCTTTGAGGAGTTTTTGTTTTTGCGCCAGAAGTATGGTGTTTGCCGGATCCAGCTTTAAGAGGCGGTTTACGTCTTTGAGCTGGGACTGGGTGTTTCGGATCTCTTTGTTCACGCCTGAGAGGGCTTTGGAAAGGCCGGTGGTATCGCCGCCGATTTCCACAGTTATGCCTTTGATTCTGTCGGCCACGATGCGACCTCCTTTCTTTTCATGCAAGAAAAAGGCACCTGCTTGGAATCAGCAGATGCCTTCTAAAACCGGTCGAAATCCTCCTGCGTGGCGATGCGCCGGTATTTCACCTGATCGTTTGCTTTTTCTGTCCACATATCCAGAAGCAGGCCAATGGAGATGAGGTCTAAATCGCGCACCGAAAGGCCAATCTCCAGTGCCCTGAGCATGAGAAGCGGCGTGGTCATTTCCCGCTCACTTCTCATTTGCCTTTTTTTGACGCCACCTCGGTTTTCATGTTTGCTCCCCAAAGGGAGAGGATTTCCGGCAACACCTCATAGATGGAAAACATCTCAAAGCCGTCCAGCCACTCCTCGATGGAAGAAGGGATAGATGCATCCGCATGAAGTGCCATGATGTAGGCCACGTTTTCGAAGATCTCCAAATCCTCAATGGGAAATCCACCGTCCTCCGCTTTTTTGCCGGAGTAGCTTTTTTCGAGTTTTGCCAGATCCTTAAAGATGTCCCGTCCGAACTTAGCACGGTACAGGCGCGGGATCGCGGCAGAGGACTTGAAGGTTACTTCTTTTCCGGAGACGAGGATGGTTTTCTCAATCATGCGGCGCCTCCAGCCGTTTTATTGGTCGGGACGTATACGGCCGTATACCATCCGTCATAGGTTGTAGCGTCCGTTCCGTCACCGGTCTTGGCCTTCACCAACCCGTCGCTTCTGGGGTCTGCCGTAAGCGACAGCGTCTCGGTGCCCGGCTCAATGGTGTCCTCCTTGGTTTCTGATGCGATGGAAGGACGCGAGGCTGTGCAGTTGTAGAGTACGTGGCGAATAGCCTTGATGTCCCCGTCGAATTCAAAGAGCAGTGCAAACTTGACGGATTCTGCAGCATTGGAGTTTTCCACGAGCACGCCCTTGGCATCGAGCGTTTCCTGCAAAATCTCGGTGCGAAACCACTCCGGGATGAGGGCAATCTCCAAATCGCCCGAGTAACCGTTGTTGGTCACGGTGCGGAAGTAGACAATCCCGTCTGCATAAAATGGCGAAGATTCTCCCTCGGCATCCAGCGAGAGCGACACCGCGCCCGGGATGCGTTTGGGCGTGGCATAGGCAAAAGTGGAAGCGCCATCTTCTGCAATCGTCTCGGTGAGCTTGGCCGCATAGACGTTTTTGATGTTGTATTTGACTTTATTCTGTTCAGGCATCTTTATTCTCCTTTCAGTTCAAAGGAATAGAGCACCTCATAAAGGTGCTCAGAGTCGATATAGACTTCGGTTTTATCAAAGAAAAGACCGTGGGCACTGAGTACAGCTTCCACGGCTTTTTCGACTTCCGGCTCTTTCTTGTCGGTGTAAAGTTCCACATTCCAGACGGAGACCAGGAAATAGACTAACCCATCTGCCGCGAAGTTGCGACTTTCCGGCGTTAGAAAGATGAGAAAGGGTGGATCCGGCGCGTGGCCTTCCTCGAAGTGATCGTAAGCGAAGGGAACGTGCATCTCAGAAAGCATCTGCATGATTTCATCCATCGGAGAGGCTCCTTTCCAGTTCGCTCATCAGCTTTTCTTCGCCGTTTGCTTCTGCTGGAGCAATATGCGGAAAAGCGCGCGTGCGTCCTCCGCCGCGTTTGGCGTGTCCTTTTTCCAAGAGGTGTGCCAGCTGGTAGCGGTCCTTGGAATGGACGGTCACCTCCAGCAGGTTGGCATTTTCTCTGGTCGTCTTAGTCGCCCAGCTTTTCTTGTAGTCGCCAGAATCTTGTGGCGCGTTCTGCTGAATCTCTTTCTTGACCGAGGTGGCTGTGCTTTTGACGATTCTTTTCATATCATCGCTCGCAACTTTCGCATACTCCTGGAGCGCCAGATGAATCTGATCGGCCATCTCATCGACGGATACTTTTCTTGTCATGGGCGCTCCTTTCTGCAGAAAAACTTGAGGGCCTTTTTCTTGAAACTTAAATGGTCGATGCGGTTGATGTCATAAGGCTCGCCAAGAAACAGGATCCGAAATCCCGTCATGGTGATTTCCGAAGCTTTCCTGCACCAGCGAATCGTCACCGCCATATCGGTTCGATCTTCCTCGGAAGCAGCAACAAAGGTTTCACCGCCACCTTCGCCGGAGATGGTCGCCGCACAGGAATAAAAGTCTGTCCACTCGGCGATTTGGTTGCCATAGCGGTCGGTTGTCACACTTTTCTTCTGAAAAGTCACGCGGGCGTTTAAGAGCGAAATATCCATCTAAAATCCCGCCTTTCTGTCTCCGAATAAAAGCGAGCGAAGCGTGAGGGTGAGATCATGATGGTCAGCTTCTTCCCGGTGCTCAAAGAGGTAGGCGACGGTATAGAGAATGGCCACGGGTGCGTTTTTGACTCCGGCAAGTTCTGTTTCCAAGTTCAGTCGCGCGACATTCGCGACAAGGCTTGTTGCATTCTGCAAGAGGTCTGCAATGAGCACGTCGTCATCGGAAAAGTCGACACGCAGATAGTTCTTTGCTTCCGCAAGGCTTATGATGTCCATCTCTTCACATCCTCCTTTCTATGTAGGAGCGGCACCCGATAAAGAGTGCCGCCCCAGAGTCACTAATGCGTCATACTTATGCTCCAGCTTTCATCTGCAAGAGCTGAATGCCTTCCGGCAGAATGACCTTGCCGTCTACACGCTCGGTAGCGACGTAGCCGATCTGGCCGTTCGTGGCGTAGAGCTCATTCAGGCGCTGTACAGTCCGGCCCGCGCGGTCGCCAATCCAGTAGTTCTTAAAGTCGCCAAAGGCAACGGTGAGTGCGCCGGCGGCAACTACCGGTGCATAAGGCGAGGTGTAGAGTTCATAGCCCAACAGTCGGTCCGGCTGGCCGGCCTGCAGAGAAGGCTGCCACAGATAGGCGCCGTTCTGGTCTTTCAGCTTGCGAATCGCTGAGATGGTAGCATCGTTCATGAGGAACTTGGCGTTTCTGCGGTAGGGCGATTTCAGCGCATACACAAGGCTGATGAGTTCGTCAGCCGTGATGGCTGTCGAGCTTGCCGCCGTCACGCCCACAGTGCCGCCCTGTGCGGTGAAGATGCCGGTGGGCTGGGTGGTGCCGGTGCCGACGCAGAAGGCCTCTTCCTCGGCCACACCGAAGGCGCGAGCAAATTCCTTCATGAGGTAATCTTCAATGTCGAAGGCCGAATCCTGCAAGAGTTCCACACTCACGCGGCAGAGATCCGTCAGCTTGAAGGCATCAATCTGCTTCTGGGCAAAGGTGGGATTACTCTCCGTATAGGCGGCATTTTCTGCCGTCCACTGTGCCTGGGAGTGGGTGTTGGCAATGGGAATCTTGCGCTCATGCTGGGTAGTGATGACTTTCGCGAGCGAGCGCACGACGTTTTCTTCTTCCAGCTGCATGACAATCTCTCGCTCAAATTCCTCCGGCACTAGGTAGCCGCCGTCGGCATCCACGCCTTCGGAGAGGACGTTGTGAAGCAGCTGTTTGCCGCGCAGGTGACGGTCAAAGTCCTCATGGTAAGCATCCGAGGCGCGACCGGCTTTTTCCGACTTCATGGTCATCGCGCGTTCCGGCTTCTGTGTGAGCGGCTGGTCAACGGGACGGGACAGTTCCGCTTCGATCGCATCGCGCCGCTCCATGCGCTTGACCTCGTTGGTCATGGCATCAAGGTCTGCTTCCATCTTGTTGTAGGTTTCATTGTCCTCGGCGGACAGGTAGCCCATGCTGTTGCGGTGGGTTTCCAGAAAGCCTTCCATCGTGTTCCAGAGCTTGGCACGTTTCGTTCTCATTTCGGTGATATTCATAACTTCATCCTCCTGTCAGTTAAAGCAGTTTCTTATACAACGACGCTTTGAGGTCATCCACAGAGCGTCCCACGGGTAATTCCATTTCTTGCGGTTTGAGCTTTTCCTTCATTTTCGCGACAAGCGCCCGGTCGACGGCCGAGGCGGCGAAGCTGTAGCTCTCCAGATCTGCTGGTACTTCCCGTTTGCTATCGGTCAATAGCGCATCGGCGAAGCCCAGATCGATGGCTTTTTTCGCATTCATCCACGTTTCATCTTCCATCATCCGGGCGAGCTGTTTTCTCGGAAGGCTCGTGCGGATTTCATAGGCGTTGATGATGGATTCCTTCACTTCCTCCAGCATATCGATGGCTCGCTCCATCTCTCCGTGATCGCCAAAAGCGGCGGTAGCCGGATTATGGATCATCATGAGGGCGGTCGGCACCATGAGCACCCTTGTTCCGGCCATGACGATGACCGAAGCGGCGGATGCCGCAAGGCCATCAATCTTGACCGTGACTTCACCGGGATAATCCATAAGCATGCCGTAGATTTGGCTGGCGGCAATGCAGTCGCCGCCCGGCGAGTTGATCCAGATGGTGATGGGACCGTCTCCGTTAAAGAGCTCTTTTTTGAACATGACGGGCGTAATATCATCGTCAAACCAGCTTTCTTCAGCAATAGTGCCGTACAGCTCAAGAATCCTTTCCTCAGCGCCGTCTTTGCTGTGGTTCACTTTCCAGTTCCAGAATTTCTTCTTCACTGTCTTGTTCCTCCTTTCCTGATGCTTCAAGGTTGGCAAAGGCTCCAGCATGAGAGAGCGGGAGCATGTTGCCGTTGATTAAATACAAATCGCCGCCTTCCTCTTTGGGAATGCGGTCGAGGTTTTCCAGTTCCCGGATGTCATTGGCGCTCATCCATCCGTTCTGACGGGCTGTGGCGTAGCCGGACATACGGCTTTGGTAATCCCCTCGTAAGAGGCCCTCCACATTGAACTTCACGAAGAAGTCCTGCTTTTCCTCCGGATTTAAGAGCCTGCGGTGAATGGACTGTTCCCAGCGCACCACCCAGGGATCCAGGGTGTAGGTCACAAACTCGAGGGACTGTTGTTCGATATTCGAGAAGCTTGACTTTTCCAGGTCGCCCACCATATGCGGTGGCACGCGGAAGATGCGTGCAATCTCATCGATTTGAAATTTGCGCGTCTCCAAGAACTGTGCCTGCTCCGGGGAAATCGAGATGGGCGTGTATTTCATGCCTTCCTCGAGGACTGCGATCTTATTGGCATTCCCGGAACCGCCGAAGGTAGCCGTCCAGCTGTCACGAATTCGCGCTGGATCCTTGATGGTGCCGGGATGTTCCAGCACACCCGAAGGAGCGGCGCCGTTGGCAAAGAATTTCGAGCCGTATTCTTCCGTGGCGATGGCAAGGCCGATGGCGTTTTTGGCCATGGCGATGGGGCTGTAGCCGACCAGTCCGTCAAAGCCCAGTCCCGGAATATGCAATACGTCCGATGGTTTCAGCCGTACCGTAGAGCCTTTCATGGTGTGGGCTTCTTCAGTCTGTCTGGCGTATTCGTAGTAGAGATTGCCGTCAGACCCACGGTTCACGCTCATCTTGTTTGGCATGAGAGGATACAGGGCAACGACCTCGCCCTTACCGTTTCGAATAACCTGCGCATAGGCATTGCCCCACAGAAGCAGATGCGTCATGAGCGTCTCCCGAAACACGAAGGAGCTCATCTCGGGATTGGGCTCATCGTGGAGGAGCCGATAGAGCGTATGCGTGAGCGCCTTTTCCTTTCCGCCATCCTCCTTGTAGCGGTAGAGGTGAAGCGGAAGGCCTGCAACAGCTTCGGAGAGAATCCGGACGCAGGCATAGACCGCCGTCATCTGCATGGCGGAGCGTTCCGTGACGGCTTTGCCGGACGAAGATCCTCCCAGATAAAAGGCGTAGCTACTGCCTGTTGTGCGGTTTTCCGGCTTATCTCTGGACTTGAATAGTCCGCTAAAAATCCCCATAGGCTGCTCCTTTCTTAGAAAAGACAAAAGAAAAGCACCTCTTTCGAGTTGCTGTGAGTTAATTATTAAAAGACGAGAAGGCCCCGGCTGTCGTAGACTGATTCAGACGTATCATTTCCGCACCGAATCGCCCGGTCGAGGGCCATGATGGTGGCGATAGCGCCGTCGATCTTCTCGCTGGATTTGGCCTTATCCGCCTTGATGTTTCCGGCAGGGTCTCGTCGGATGTAGATGTTATCCATCATCCACCGGAGGACAGGATGACCGGCATGGGCAAGGCGCTCTTCCAAGGCCAGTTTCATCAGCTCTTTGGTGGGCGGGCTCATGTCCTTAAAGCCCTGTCCGAACGGAACGACCGTAAAACCCATACCCTCGAAGTTTTGCACCATCTGGACAGCACCCCAACGGTCAAAGGCAATCTCCCGGATGTTGTACTTTTCGCCCAGTTCTTCGATGAAGCTTTCGATAAAGCCGTAATGAATGACGTTGCCCTCGGTGGTATTGAGAAAGCCTTGTTTTTCCCACACGTCATACGGTACGTGGTCACGCATCACCCGAAGCTCGAGCGTATCCTCCGGCACCCAGAAGAACGGAAGAATATCATACTTGCCTTCCGGATCCTCCGGCGGAAACACCAGTACAAAGGCGGTCACGTCGGTCGTGGAAGAAAGGTCAAGACCACCGTAGCACACCCGTCCTTCAAGCTTATCCGGATCGACCGGAAAAGCGCATTTATCCCAGACCTCCATGGGCATCCAGCGCACCGCCTGCTTCACCCATTGATTGAGCCTAAGCTGGCGGAAAGAATTCTCTTCGGCCGGGTTTTGCCTTGCCGACTCACAGGCGGCCTTGACCTTATCCATGCCAACCGTGATACCCAGTGATGGATTGGCTTTCTTCCAGACCTCCGGGTCCGTCCAGTCGTCGTTTTTGTCGGCACCATAAATCACCGGGTAGAAGGTCTGATCGACCTTTCGGCCTTCGAGGATGTCCTTGGCTTTCTGGTGCGTCTCATAGCAGATGGAGTTTGTGTCCGTGCCGGCCGTCGTGATAAGAAAGTAGAGTGGCTGCATCCGGGCATCGCCGGAGCCTTTGGTCATGACGTCAAAGAGCTTGCGGTTGGGCTGCGTGTGAAGCTCATCAAAGACCACACCGTGGATGTTAAAGCCGTGCTTGGAGTAGGCTTCCGCTGAAAGCACCTGATAGAAGCTGTTGGTTGGATGAAAGATGATGCGTTTCTGGGAGCCCAAGATTTTCACACGCTTTTTTAAGGCGGGGCTCATGCGCACCATATCCGCCGCCACATCGAACACGATTGTAGCCTGTTGTCTATCTGCCGCACAGCCATAGACCTCGGCGCGCTGTTCGCCATCCCCGCAACAGAGGAGGAGTGCCACGGCTGCGGCAAGTTCGGACTTGCCCATTTTCTTGGGAATCTCAATGTAGGCCGTGTTGAACTGGCGGTAGCCGTTTTCTTTCACGATGCCAAAGAGGTCGCGGATGATGCGCTCCTGCCAGTCAATGAGCTGGAAGGGCTTACCTGCCCACGTGCCTTTGGTGTGCTTTAGGCACTCGATGAAGGCGACGGCATAGTCAGCCTTTTGCTTGTCGTAGTGGGAGCCTTCCGCCATAAAGCGGGTCGGCTGGTAGTCTTTGAGCTTTCGCATCACCATGCATCCTCCTTTCCAAGGCAATAAAAAAGACCGCTCAAGCGATCTGCGTCCGGTTTCTATTTCTACGAGAAAGAGAGCCTGTGCGGCTCCGGTTTCTCTGGGTTTTTCTTTAGGCGTTTTGCTGTCCGAGCCGGTAGGCGGCCATCAAGGCGTCTTTCAGGCTCCAGATGCTGGTTTCGAGGAAGTCTTCTGCGTCGTTTCCGTGTTCTTCCAGGTCGCTTCTGCCTTCCAGCGAGGGCATCATTTCGAAGGCGAGCTTGGTGATTTGCTCTTCGATCTTTGCCTGTCTTGCTTTGGTTGTGTTCTGGAAGATTTGTGCTTTGTGTTCCTTGTTTGTCATGGTGTTTCCTCCTTTGGTGTGTTCTTGTTGTGTGTGTATATTCGCTCTACACGGGAGGAATAGCAAGTACTATTTCGAAGATAAATGGCTATTTTTCAATGGTTATAACGAGGAAAGAAGAGACGAGAACCTCCTCTTCCAAGGGTGTATTTTCTTTTCTTACAGTCCCAGCTTGAAAGCCGGCTTGATTTCCTTCTCTCCGGTGCGCCAGTCGTTGAAGCGGCTTCTCACCTTAGTGAGACCGTTCAGTTGGCATCCAAGCTCGACGAACTTGTCGATCGTCTCGATGATGCCGGAGAAGGCGGAAGAGATGGTGAACTCTGTGATGCCGAAGCGTCTGCAGTCCCGGAGGATTTCTTCAATATCGTCGTTCCAAATGACATCCGCAAAATCCGGCACGTCATTTCCTGCTTCAAGGCTTGTGAGGTAGGCAGTTCCGAAAGTTGGGTTCACGCCAATCTCCTTGTAGTAGATTTTCTGTTCTTTAGCTTGGTCTAAAATCTCGATGTGTTTCATGGTTTTCCTCCTTCGGTGTGCTTGTCTTGTTGTGTGTATATTCGCTCTACACCGAAGGAATAGCAAGTTATATTTGGCAGATAAACGGCTATTTTTCAATGTTTTCTTCACCTGTGAGGATGAAATGGGCATACGCTTTCGGGTGCTCTTCGATGAACAATACCAGCTCATAGTAGCCCCGCTCAAAGGCAAGGCGCTGGAATGCGGTTGCATCGAACATATTTGTCAGGCCGCTATCCCGGATGGTAAGAATCTGCTCTTTGATTTTCCCGTCCATCACCGGCCTACCTTTCGGACCTCATCGACGCCAAAGAGGACGTTTAGCCCGGAGCCGTTCTCCCAGCGGACGAGAAGGGAACCCATATCGTCAATGCCAATCACGGTGCCGAGTGTGCCTTGTGGCGGAGCCTGCACATCGTCCATGTGCAGAAGCTCCACGCGAGAACCGACAGGATATTTGAGTCGCAGATGTTCCAGTAACTCTTTACGCATTCTTCGCCTCCTCATCTGGTTCTCTAAACTTGAAGGAGGAGGAGCCTTGGAGGTTTTTCAGGAGTACCTTACGCGTTTCCTTGTACTCTGCGCCAATCATCCCGATGCGAAGGAGAAAACAGCGGAAGTAGTATTTCTCGTTTTCCACCTCATGGTCTTTTCCGGTGATGCGCTTGGCTTCTTTTGCGTGCTTGGCAAGAAGCGCGATGAAGGTCGTGTAGGCTTTTACTTCATCGGCAGAGGGAATCCGGTCAAACCAGGGGAAGTGAATCTTCTCCTTGGTGATTTTGATTGGTGTTGCGCTAATATCGAGCGCATGCTGAATGACGCTTTTCTTCGAGGCAACAACCATGGTAATCCGATAGATGGCCGACTCGCTGAACCCTTCTCTGGGAAGGGAGATAGTAAATAAGTCAGCATCCTCTTCCGCTTGGAAGCCTTCAAAGGCGAGTGCCTCGGCGATCTTTTCCATCCGTTCCTCATCATCGCTAAGCAAGGTGCCGAATCGGTCGACGGTAAAAGAGCCTATCGTATAAGCGTAGGTGGGAATCCCTTCATATTTTGCTTTCTCTCCGGTCAGCTTCTCCAGTGCGCTGACCAGCGGCCTTCTTTCCTTGCCTTCCAGGTGATAGTGTCTTTCCATGACTGTATTCCTTTCTGCTTTTCAAAAGGTGTCTTTTGGTATGTCTATACATCACTCTGTTGGTGAGAAATAGCAAGTTATTTCTTCTGGTTTTCTGCGATGGCGCGGAGCACATATTCTGCACACGGTAGGGCAATGCCGTTGCCCCAGAGTTTGTACTCTGCGCTGTCGGAGTAAGGGTCAGCGAGCCATTTTTGAAGCTGTTTGTCGGTCTTAGGCTTTGGCGTTTTTCCCTGTGTGCTCTGCCATTCCAGAAAGACTTCACGCCAAAAGACAAGGTCATCTTCTGACGGATTCGGCTCGCTCAAATCTTGGCACCAAGGATCCGGAAAGCCCATGAGTCTGGCACATTCCGTGGGCGTAAGTCGTCTAACCATATACTGTGGGCCGCTATTTGCATTGATGATGGGTGGATCTTTGTAATCCGAAGCGACCAGCGTATTAGCCTGATCTTGCAGGGCGTCGGTGTGGTATGAGGTCTTGCTTGTGGAAAACACCACGGCAATGCCGCCCTGATTGCAGGTTGGCGAAATACCGGATGTGTCGAGCGTTTTGGAGAGGTCTGTTTTGTATCCGAAACGTCCGGCTCCGGATTCTTTATGAACGGCATTAAAGCCGTAGGCTACCGGTTCAAAGAGCGTCTGGTCGTTGTGCGTTGAGATGGTGGCGGAGAGGTTATCCTGGACCAGCGCACCTTTCCCGCCACCTTCTTTTCCTGATCGGATTTTCAGCGTCTTAGGTTCTGCAATCAGAGGCGTGTTCCCGCCGCCTGTCCCGTAGCGGGCAGTTGTCGCTGGAGCCTTTTCAAGCGGCCCGGTTACTCTGGCGTCTTGCGGGTGGTTTTCAAAGACCAGCGGCGGATGATTGGCTTTCGCTCTTAGCGTATTCGTGCGGTTCTTAATAACGTCCATTCGGCTGCCGCCCTGATCCATCAGGCAGAGCGTGCTTGCATCTCCAGCGCTTCTTTCAGAACGTCCGGCAGTGCTTTGCCGCGCTCCGATGCCCTTCGAAGAATTCCCTGGCAGGCCATCGGACTCAAATAATATTTTTCCGGCACCTTGTCCTGCAAAATCTGCGATAAGGTAGATTCTCTTGCGTCTCTGGGGGACTCCGAAGTATTGCGCATCCAAGAGTCGCCAGGCGATGGAGTAACCATCTCCCATGATGGTTCCGGCGTTTGTCCATTTTGAAGATGCAGGTACAGATATGGTCTTATCTTTAATCCGGCATAAGGACTCAAGGACGATCCGGAAGTCTTCTCGGCCTCCGGATGAAAACACGCCCGGGACATTTTCCCAGACGCAGTAGGTTGGATAGTTTCCATGCGTTTCCTCCCGCATTTCCTGTATGATTCGGACGGCTTCGTAGAACAGGTTTGACCGTGAGCCTGACAACCCTTCACGCTTACCTGCAATGGACATATCCTGACAGGGACTGCCAAAGGTGATGATATCCACTGGAGGAAGGGTGCGTCCGGACAGGTCTTCAATATTTCCAAAGTGCTGGACTTCCGGGAGACGTTTGGTGGTTACGCGAATGGCAAAGGGTTCAATTTCCGATGCCCAGATTGGCGTGATGCCGACGTGTTTTGCGGCCAGTTCGAAACCACCGGAACCGGAGAAGAGGGATCCGAGCGTAAGATTAGGCATGATCTTCCTCCGGCAAGCTTGCCACGATTTCATCATAGGTGAACTTTTCGCCGTTACGGAGGACAAAAACGTCTTTTGTTTCACCCTGAATGAAATTAACGTAGCGGTTCACAGCCACATCCACAAACTTTGGTTCCAGCTCAATGCCGTAGCAAATCCGTCCCAGCTCTGCACTCGCAATGAGCGTGGAGCCCGAGCCTAAGAAGCCGTCCAAGACGAGACCATTGGTCTGCGTACATTGCTTGATGAGATAAGCAATGAGCGGCACAGGTTTGGAAGAGGGATGGCCAAAGCCGTCCTCTTTGGAATCGCGAATCCCGCCAAATTCAAACACGCTCGTCTGCTTTTGATCGCCGTACCAGATGTGTTTGCCGTCTTTGCGCCATCCGAAAATGATGGGCTCCATGTTGAATTTCCAGTCCGTGCGCATAAAGGGCGCGCGGGGCTTTTTCCAGATGAGACCAGCTCCAACCTTGAATCCCGCATCTTCGAAGGCGTCGTAGAAAACGCGCGTCTTCATGGTGGCGTAGAATTCGTAGATGGAAGCGTCGATGGTCATCGCTTCTTTGAAGTTAGTGAAAGCCTTCATGAGAAAGGCGTAGGCTTCTTTATCGGAGAGGTCATCGTTTTTGATCTTGCCGGACTTGCTCTCGAGGTTCACGAAGTACGGCGCATCCGTGCAGACGAGGTTCACCTTGATCTCCCCAAGAAGATTCTGGTAGGTTTCCTTTTCAGTCGCGTCTCCACAGATGACGGTGTGCTTTCCCAGATGCCATATGTCACCGGGCTTAGAAAAGCACGGCTTTTTCAGTTCTGCCTCGATGTCGAAGTCATCCTCGGTGCCTTCCGCGTCCGTTTCAAACAGCGCGGCGAGTTCCTTCTCGTCAAATCCGGTGAAGGAGAGGTCATAGGCCTGCTCCTGCAAGGCTTCAATCTCCACCCGGAGCATTTCCTCATCCCATCCGGCATCGAGCGCCATGCGGTTATCTGCGAGAATGTAGGCTTTCTTCTGCGCTTCGGTTAGGTGATCCGCAAGAACGCAGGGAACCTCTGCTAAGCCTTCGGCCTTGGCAGCGAGAATGCGACCGTGCCCTGCGATGACGTTGTATTTTTCGTCAATGATGACGGGATTGACAAACCCGAACTCTCTCAGTGAACTTCTGAGTTTATTAATCTGTTCGGCGGAGTGCGTCCGGGCGTTATTCACATAAGGTATCAGTTTGTCGATGGGAATCAGTTTCAGATCCTTCGTTGTATTCATCCGCGTACCGCCTCTCTGAGAATGGCTGTTTTGTCGAGTTTCTCCCACGTCGCATGGGAAGAGTTTTTGAAATGCCCGTACACGGAGGTCTCAGAATAGATGGGGCGCATCAAAGAGAGCGTCTCAATGATGGGCTGAGGGCGAAGATCAAAGGTCTCCCCAATAGCTGAGAGAATCCGTTCATCGGACGCTGTGCCAGTCCCGAAGGTATCAATCGCCAAAGCGACCGGTTCGGCCTTTCCGATGGCGTAGGAGATGGAGATTTGGCACTTCTTTGCAAGTCCAGCCATGACAACGTTCCTTGCGATGGCACGCGCCATGTAAGCGCTGCTTCGGTCGACTTTGGTCGGATCTTTGCCGGAAAAGGCACCGCCGCCGTGGAGCGCAAGACCGCCGTAGGTATCGACCATGAGCTTTCGCCCAGTAAGTCCGGTGTCTGCTGCATGCCCGCCGAGGACGAAGCGTCCCGAGGGATTGATATAAATCTCAGTTTCTTCGTCAAAGGGAAACGAAGCAAACGCAGGAATCAGTACCTTCTCTCGGATTTCCTCAGCAAACTTACTAAGATCCTTTTGCCGGGTGTGCTGGGCGGAGACGACGATGCTCTTTATGCGAGCGGGTTTGCCGTCCTGATATGCGATAGATACTTGTGCTTTGCCGTCCGGACGCAGTCCGTCAATTGTGTGCTCTTTCATACATCCATCGAGCTTTTGGCAAATGCGGTGCGAAAGCACGAGCGGAAGTGGCAAAAGCTCAGATGTTTCATCCGTGGCAAAGCCCACGACCGTTCCTTGGTCTCCTGCGCCAAGCGCCTGATCTGTGCTCGTTCTTGTTTCCAGCGCATGGTCGACACCGCCCGCAATGTCCTGGCTTTGCGCGTGAATGTGGACATGGATATGAATGCGGTTTGTGCTGTAGCCGGTGCGGCGCAGCACGTCTTTCACGATGGATACGATGTTGAGCGTTTCCTTGCAGGAAATTTCACCGGCTACATAGATGTTGCCTTCGGTTGCCATGGCCTCACAGGCACACCTGCCTTCCGGGTCAAGAGTAAGAACTTTGTCGAGCACGGCGTCTGCGATTTGGTCACAGAGTTTATCCGGGTGTCCCGCGCGTACCGATTCGGCGGACTTTATGGTTTGTGTCATGTGTCATCCTTTCTTGGAGCGTAAGAGCCGCTCCATCATGTCATCCGCAGGCGTCTGGCCTTCATAGGAGACGGTGGAGTTTTGTTTGACAATGTCGAAAATCTCGTACCAGAGAAGATTCGCCTGCTTTTGAAAACTCTGGCTCATGGTGACGAAGGGACTGGTCACCACGCCTCCGGTCGTGGGGTGCTTGCCGAGAAGGCCGAAGTGCGAGATGGCATTTTCACACTGGATGTAGCGGGCGAAGTTCTGCGCATAGGCTTCAAGAAGCCTGGGCGAGACGAGATGTTCACAGCCCCTGTCCTTGAGCCACTGCCAAGTTTCGCGGTAGAGGTCATCTGCGTAGAAGGGCTGGCCGTCTTTTTGCTTGGCGGAGAGATATTCGCCGGGTTCCGGCATATCCATCCCTTCAAGCTCTGCGCCTTCGCCGATGTCTGCGCCCACCAGGAGGGTGACATCCGGCAGTTCGGGGTTTAGAATCTTGGCGGATTTTCCGGCGGCAATCTTGTCGATGAGCGGATCGGGTTTTGAACCGGCTTTGATGCGCCTTCCGCCACGGTTCGTTCCGTCTTTTGCCATGTACGTTTCTCCTTTCTGTGGGATTTGGGCATGAAAAAAGGACGCTTGTCTGCGTCCTTGGGTTTATCGGGTGTTTGAATTGGCTTTTTTACGCGCGGTTCCCCGGCACCGTTCCCCGGGGCATGGCGCGTAGAGATTTCGACTGCCCCTCGGGGTCCGAGAGATTTCACTTTTCACCGATCGCTGGACTTGTTGTTTTTGCGCTTATGCCAACGGTCGCCCATTTCTGCGGTAATTCGTGAATGGCACTCATGGCAGAGCGCTTCGAGATTTCTTTTCTCGTGGGTACCGCCGTGTGAGAGCGGCAGCCGGTGATGCACTTCGGTCGCCTTGGTATAGCGGTGTTCCTTCAGGCACTCCTCGCAGAGCGGGTGCGTGTGGATGTAGCAGTCGCGGATGCGCTTCCACGCGCGTCCGTATTTTCGTTTGGCATTCCTGTCCCGGTCGTAGGTCTCGTATTGTTTATCGTAGAGCTTCTGGTGGTCTTGGCAGAAACGTCCTTCGGTGAGCTTCGGACAGCCGGACCAAGAGCAGGGTGTTTTCGGCTTGTAGGGCACTGCTTGCTCCTTTCCCAATAAAAAAGCTCCACGGGATTTCTCCCACAGAGCCTCGCTATAGTCTTTGACACTAATAGAATATCAGGTCAAACAGCAAAAGTCGTCCGCGATATTACTCATTGGCTTTTCATCCATAAAGATATATACTGCAATAAATGAATTAAAAACTAAATAAAACGGACAGGAAGGTCGCATCTATTAGGGATAATAAATATGAGAAAGAAAAAAATTTTAAAAATAATTTTAATCATTTCGATAAGTATTCTACTCCTCCCCATCCTGTATATTGCGGCATTCTCTATTTATATGCGGATCCCTCAAACCTATGTACTAAAGCCGGCATCTCCATATACCGGTGCACAGCTTGTAACGAAGACAACTCATAGTTTTCGAGGGAATCATAGCAAAATTTATATTCGGTATCCTAATAGCACAAAATTAATTGATACAGAAGAGAGTTTTGGCGTGGATGAGGCTCGACCTGGTCTTACAAGAGACGATGCCCCGTATACATTGACGTGGATTAACGAGCACGAGGCAAAAATAGAGTATATCTATGCGGGTCCAGACGTGATTTATGAAGTGACTATCCAATACTAAGTGTAGTATTGGATAGTCACTTTGTTTTAACCTTAGCCGAGATTCAAGTATAACCATTTTGCAAAGGATAAGATGCAAGCATCCTTTACCTCTTGAGGACTATCAGAGTTATCATTTTCAAGTCTGGATAATAAATCTGCCAAAGCGTCTTTTACGACATCTTTCACTTTATCCTTAATATCCATCACATCTTTTGTAGCATCGATGTCAGTCAACAAACCCATGAATTGGGTGCCTCGATCAGTGGTAAAAATTTTTTCAAAACTAGCCCCAAGGTTTCCATCACTCTCCTTTAAATTTTGGGATAGAACAATTGCATATCCATCCGAACAAAGGTCAGTATAATTACAGGGATTCTCTTTCGCATTTGGCGCATGAGGCAGATCTTTTTTAGGAAACTCTCCTCCTACATAGGCACGGGCTATTTGTTGTAGATTATCACCCGGATTGTTTTTATAATAATCCCTTACCAATCCATATGCAGATACCAGATCTCCGGCCCAGCCATTCCATGAACCTGGATTCAGCGTAAAGTTGTAGTAGCTCAGTGTGGTAATCGCCAAATGCGGTAAATCAATCACTCCTCGCTCACCATCCCACAGTGAATTTTTATCCCCTGAGATATAATGAGCTAAATTATTAGCAAGTGCCGGATAATTTTTTTTCACATAGACATCAAATACAACATCATAAGTGGTACTTGAGACAATGGAAAATCCTATCCCTTTTAGGGCATCATCGAGGAAATAGGATTTGGCTAAATATTGAAGAGCACCAACAGCCGGAGAATAAATCGGCATTTTCAAAAGTGGATCATATCCATTCTTCAAGTAATCTTTATAGGCATTTTCAAGTTCTTTAATGAGTGGAAAAACAGTAGAGATCTTTGTCTTGGCTGTCAGCTCCGTGTTGCTAAAAGTTGTTGGCAGTGAATACGGGAAGTAGTTCCCATTTGCTTGATTAACTGTTGCACAAGCCGGAATTTTTCCACTGTAGGCAACCTTATCTAAATCCCAACTTCCGCTATAACCTGAGATCTCGTAAAACTGGTCATAATTCCAATTCTTTGGAATGGGGAAACCAAGATTCCCACTATAGCCGGTAGACATATCTGCCACAAAACTTGAAATGGCATATCCTGTATCACAGATTCTTGTGCAAATATTCCGCGAAGCATAAATACCAACCGAATATTCCATCGATATGGTTTCATTTACACCTTTGAAGTAGGGAAGAATATTGCTATCAATTTGATAATCGTAGGCATCCATATCAACAGCAAAGTAAATGACGGTTGATGGTACGCCCTTTGCCAAGGCAGCCTTACTTGCTGTGGCACCATCTATTTTGCCTTTAGCGTATGTGAAATTACTGATCTCGCGTCCATTATCTTGAAAAATGGGAAAGTATTTCATCCCGCCTTTCGTGATACGATCCAGTTCTCCTTCTCGGATTTCCTTGAAAGATCCACCGGTCAAATACCGACCGACAATCTGATATCCATCTCCTTTGAGCTTTTTCAACAGTGACTCGGTAATCTCAAAACGAGTGTCACAAGCTTTTGCGGCTCGGTCCGGATTTCCTTTGCTCGTCAAAAGCGACATCCAAGCGTTCACGTCAATGGAGCTTCCTTTTGGAAGTGCATAATCTGCTCGGAAAGTTTGTAGCGAAGAATTAAGAGATTCATCCCAAACATTGTTCATCCGGCAGTTATATCCTAAACAATTTAGTGCTACTTTTGCGAGCCATACCCAATTGCCATAGCTGCTTGCGTTAGAAGATGTGATTTTGCACAGATTGCTTTTTGTTCCATTGCCAAAATATCCGGTCGCATCCTCTGGAGAGTACCCTTCAAGAGATTGAAGAATTTGAATAAGCGCAGTATTCATTTCTCGACCATAGATCCCATCACAAGGTATGATCCCTGTATAAGTTTCATATTTTCTGTTGATCTGCTGCTGTATCTGACGAATATCATTTCTTCCGCCGTACGACGCGAGTAACACAAATTGTTTCATGGAAAGCAGAACATCCATCAATTGCAACGTTACGGTAGAATCACCGCCAATGCCCATATCGTCTTTCAACTGCCGAATTCCCTGAGCTGTTCCATCATAGAAATGTTTGGTAATATCCCCGTATTCAGCACGATACCCCTTGCACCAGAGTGAGCCTTGGATAATGGCATATACGTTTGACTCGGCTTTATCATTCGATGCTTGTTGCTTCACGCCATTCGGATAGCGCTTAGAGAACAGTTGACGTGAAGACGGGCCAAAATTATCCGCCGTGTTTTGAATGCCAAGCTCAATCTGCAAAGCGCGTGTCAACGCATTGATTGTTGCCCATCCCGTATGACCGGTTATTTTGAGCTTTTTGAATCGACTATCTGAGCCATAGGTTTTGTTTAGCCATTCTTGTGTTTTTTGTACCATGACATCCATAATAAAATCCTCCTAAGATTATTTCGGCAAAAGAACTGCAGAATATTCATCCTTTTGTCTTAATGAGTGGCAGGACATAAAAAAGCTCCTTGGGATTTCTCCCTTGGAGCTTCGTCCTAGATTTTTACACTATTACTGTATCAGCCTTCAACCGAAAAGTCGTCCGCGATATTACTCATTTAGCCTTTGCCGTAGAGATTCACCTTCAGGTGGTTGATGGCACGGTTCTTTTTGTTGTAGGCGCTGGAGCGTTCGATGTGAAGCCTCTCGCAGATGGTCTGGATCGCATCGGTGCGGGACTCGTACTCTTCAGTCCAGTAGAACTCCTCAAGGCAAAAGCGCTCATCATCCGATAAGGCTTTCCATGCCGGGACAAACCAGTCCATGTATTCCCGGGCTTGACGGTAGCGCTCTTTTAAGACGTCGATCTGATAGAGGCTGTTCGCAAGGCGCGTCTCGCCGGACTGGGGATCGTGGACGTGTGGCATCCCATCGTAGGCCGGGGAGGAGATGCTCATCATGCGCTCGTAGCGTTCCTTGATGGCGTCTTCCGTGTTCTCAATGATGAATTGCATCGAGTGATAGTCTCGCAGCGCCTCAATGGTCGCCGCACGTTTATCGAGATATTTCCAAGTGATATGCATGGCTTCTTCCTCCGTGAAAGATTAAAGTTTCGGCTTCCTCGGATTGGCATGTGTTGTCTTAGATTGTCTTATGCTTTGAGCTGTGCCTTCACGGCGGCGATGAGGGCTGACTGCGTCTTGTCCTTGTGCTTCAAGGCCGCGAGGATCTCTTCATCAATGGTACTTGTTGTTACGATGTGGCAGAGGACCACAGTCTTGCTTTTCTGTCCTTGCCGGAAGAGGCGGGCATTGGTCTGCTGGTAGAGTTCCAGTGACCACGTCAGGCCAAACCACACGAGCGTCGATCCTCCATCTTGAAGATTCAGCCCATGTCCGGCAGAGGCCGGGTGGATGAGTCCCACTTCAAGCTTTCCGGCATTCCAGTCGGCGATGCTCTTTGCACTGTCGATTTTTTGGTGGCGCACCTTAAGCTTTTCGAGCCTTTGCTGGATCCGCTCCAGATCGTGGGCAAACCAGTAAGCTACCAGAAGCGGTTTGCCGTTTGCCGCTTCGATGATGTCCTCCAGTGCATTGAGCTTTCGGTCATGAATGGTAATGGTATCGCCATCGTCACCATAGATTGCACCGTTTGCCATCTGAGAGAGTTTCCCGGTTAGTACAGCGGCATTTGAAGCTGTGACATCTCCACCCTCTAAACTTAAGACCAGTTCTTTTTTCATTTTCTCGTAGAGTTCCGTTTCCAAATCATTCATCGAAACCGGAACCGAAGTTGAGATGAGTTCCGGCATCTTCAGGTGCTCATCGGCTTTCATGGAAATTGTGATGTCTCCAATGGCGCGGTAGATCGCATTTTCCGCATCAAGCTTTGGTTTGTAGGAGTAGATGACCATGCCATTTCGCGCGTCTGGCAGAAAGTAACGCTCACGGTAGCCGCCGATGAAGCGGCCCAGACGCTTTCCCATGTCCAAGAGCTTGTACTCTGCCCAGAGGTTCATCAGACCATTGGCAGCGGGTGTTCCGGTCAGACCGATGATGCGTTTTACCTTCGGGCGCACCTGCATCAGAGCCTTGAAGCGTTTTGACTTGTGATTCTTGAAACTTGACAGCTCATCGACCACCACGGTGTCGAAGTCAAAGGGATAACCGGATTCGCGAATCAGCCAGTCGATGTTTTCCCGGTTGATGATCGTGATGTCCGCCTTTTTGGCAAGTGCCGTTCTGCGTTCCTTGATGGTTCCGACTGCCACGGCGAAGGTGAGGTGCTTCAGGTGATTCCATTTCTTGATTTCAGCTGGCCATGTGTCGCGCGCCACACGAAGCGGTGCGATCACCAGAATGCGGTGTGCGGTGAAGGCATCAAAGAGAAGGTCGGATAGAGCCGTCAGCGTGATGACGGTTTTGCCTAATCCCATGTCCAACAGTACGGCACAAACGGTATGCTCTTCGATGTACGTCGTGACAAAGCGCTGATAATCATGTGCTCTGTATTGCATCGATCACGCCTCCGATTTTCGTTTCTTCGTCCAGCACAAAGACCAGAAAGCCTAAGTGCCGAAGTTGCTCGTGACGTTTTAGTTGCAAGGGACGAGGTTTCTTGCCAGGTGCCTTTAGTTCCACGAAGCCGATCTTCCCATCAGGGAGTAGACAGAGCCGGTCAGGAAGGCCACTCATGGAAGGACTCGTAAGCTTCAGGCAGAGTCCGCCTTTGGCTTTGATGGCTTTGACCAGTTTCTGTTCCAGCTCTTTTTCCAGCATTTTCAAGGCTTAATCCTTTCTTGGTGTCGGCCGGTGATGCCCCATACATAACTTTCTCTTAAGGCGTTTTTTCTGAAAAAATCGCCCTAAAGGGGGTTTATGTTTGAGGCGCCACCCGGCGACACCCTTTAGTCCATAAAGTCCTCTGCTAAGAGCTTGAGTCCTAAAATGAAACGTCCATTCTTTTTTCGTTTTCGCCCAAAGCCTCGGTTCTCTAAGGCAGCAACGAACTCATTATTACTGCGCGTAAACTCACCGGTACGATTGCAGAAATCGCGATACACTTCGTACAGTATGCCTGACGCTTCCTGCGCAGCTGGATCCAGCTCGCAGCAGGTATCCAGAAAGTGCGAAAGCCAGTCGTTGGATTCCCGGTATTGATTGATGGCCTCCCGCACACAGGCCGGCATGTCAAACTTGAAGTCTTCCGCGATCGCTTTTTTCGCACCTTCCATCATCCACGTGAGAACGTATGGTGCGGCATGGTCCGTCAGGTACTTGGCGTAGTTTTTGATGTCGCTTTTTCCTTCGATCTTGGCGGTAAAGGGGATCACGATGAGTCGCCGCCAGATACCGGTATCCATAGCACCGACTTTCGGCAGATGATTGGTGTAGAGCACCAGCGTATGAGAAGGGATGAAGCTTGCCGGATCCTTGTACTTCTTTTCGGCGGCAATGCGGTCGGTGGAGCAGAGCTGTTTGACGATGGAAGTGGAAAGGCGCATGCCTTCTTCAAGTTCTGCGGCAATGAGAAGGCGCTTGCCTTTCACTTCAGCCAGCTCCGGCTTCACGTTGCGCCGGACATTGGCCGTTAAAGTATCCGCAGAGATCGTTCCGGCATATCTGCTCAGCACACTTGCGATGGTATTCCAGAAGGTGGATTTGCCGTTCGAGCCTTCGCCGTAAGAGATGATGAGCGCTTCCAACTCCACCTGCCCGATGGTGCAAAGCCCTGCGATTTTCTGCACATAGTCGATGAGCTCCTGATCGCCTTGAAAGGTGCGATGGAGTGAATTCAGCCAGAGCTCTTTTCCTTCCTCTCCGGGCGAAACAGCGGTCACCTTGGTCAAAAGATCGGCCGGGTTATGCTCGCGCTTTCCATCGGCACCTTTTGCAAGATCATAGGTCCCGTCCGGACAGTTCAGGACGAAGGGATCCTGATCGAGGCTTTCAAAGTTCACCTCAAGCATGGGCTTTGCCGCCTGCAAGGCTGAGGTGACATATTTCATATCCCGGCGCTTCATAACAAAGGCGTAATAGGTACTCGCCGACAGGAAAGCGAGATACGCTTTTAAGGTATCTTCGCCGATCTGCTTTTCGAGCGTTTTGCCGCCGGCAGTCACATCCGCTTCTTTGACTCCGCCATCCACCAGTGCCTTTCTTGCCGCTGCCAGACGGTCTTTGGCATCTTCCAGCTGCAGGTCTAAGAATTCCTCCATCGCACTGATTGCCCGCTGCTTCGATTCAATCCAGCTGGTGCCGTCATAGCGAAGAAAGTCCGTTGCCGGGGTGAACTTCAGCTCGTCGCCATACTGTTTGACGAGCGCCTTGGCCTGACCGATATCCGAATAGTCCGGCGGCATGAGAGATTCGTTCTTTTTGGCGTAGGCCTCTGGGGAGAGATAACCTTCTGCGCTTTGAACCTTTTTCGCGAAGCGGCAGGCGGAATGCCAGATGGTTCGAAGTTCGGAATCCTCCAGTGGCGGATCGCATTTGGCCGCTTCTTCCAGATAGATTCCTTTCGCCCGGTCGGTAATGCCATAGCGCTTCAGCACTCGTCCAGCAAAGCGGGAAAGTGTGGCATTGCGGGAACCCTCCGAAATTGTGCCGGATTGTGCCATGCCTTCATCGAAATCCGTCTCGTTTAGAAAGTCGGTAATAAGACGAGATCCGTCATGAATTTCGACCTGTGGATCCTTGGTGCCGAAAAAGAAGCGCGCAGCATCCAAAGCGCCGGTATCGAAATACGGAAAGATGGCACAGACCTGTTTTTTGAGCGCGGTGTAGTCCGCTGCCTTCGTCACCGGTTCCATGGGAAAGAACACATGAAACTTCGGCCGCACAGCCTTTCCGGCTTTTGGCTTTAGATGATGACGGCTGAAATGGACAGCAAAGGAGACACCATCAAAGGCAACCGCCACATCGGCGGGCGAAATCCAGTCGTCCGGGTTTTCGGAGTGATCATTGTCGCAATCCACAGCAAGGCAGTCCGATGAGAGAAAGTTTCCGTTTGAGCGGTAGTTCCCTTTGTAGCTGGCGCAGACATAGTCATGTGAGGCGGCCGCTTTCAGACTTTCCTCATCCGTTATGATGGCTGAATGCAGATAGGTACAGTTCGTCGGCGCTCCCGTCACATCCGCAGTAAAAAGGGTGAATTTCATCGGCAAACCTCCTGCATGGCAGCATCGAAATAGCGCACGTTTCTCTTGTGACGCTTGGCATAGGCAATCTCGCGCCCCATGCCAAGCGTCGGCTCACCGAAGGCCCAAAGTTCCGTGCATTTGTCGATGAGGACCAGCCCGAAGAAAAGCGCAAGATCCCGTTCTGTTTTCTCAGACATAAACTGCGGAAACAGTAGGTGCGGGACGATCGGGATAAAACCATGGTCAATGGCAAAACGTGCATAGCGCCTTGCCGCTTTGACGTTGTTTTCCACATCGCCTGCGTAGGGCGAGGCAATGTAGACCAGCGGCATGTAGGGATAGCGCTGAGGCTTAAAAACGGCTTCATAAACGGTGGGATCCGCATAACCTTCGTTATTTTTGTAGAGGTTTTCCATCAGCGGACCTCCTTCATCTGTTGTTTCATCGCGTACCATTCGAGATACTGCTTGCGCTGCTGGTAGTCCGGGACGGAGAGGAGAAGACCGATGTCCACCTTCTGCAGCGTCTCAAGCAGGTCGATCTGCTCTTTTTCCAGGTACGGGCGGATGGAGGTGCCTTTTTCAAGACCGTGCGCTTCGCGGAACTGCCTTGCCGTCATACCGAGAACGATGCGGTTTAGCATGTCGCATTCGTTTGAATAGTGATAGGGCTTCGGGTTGTCGTGGAGCAGGCGAATGTTCTCGGTCAGAAGCGGAAACTCCTGACGGGCGGATACCAGCGTTTTGATGAACGATTCCATTTCGTTGAAGCGGCGGATGTAGAGTTCCTTGAACTTCATCGCCTTTTTGCCTGTGTAGCCCATCGCCAGCATGGTGAAGCCGTCTCGGGTCAGTGCATAGGCTTTCTGTCTGCGGTGACGATCATCGACGTAGCTAATCTCCCCAAAATTGAGCTGAGCAAATTCAAGGCTCATCCCCGAGCTTGGGTAAATCTCCCCAGATTTGGGGAGAATGAGTTTTTCGATGTCACGAATAACGTGGTCATGTCGTTTGCCGAAGAACTGGGCAACAGCTCTCGAGTCGACACGTGCGGTGTCGTGGTTGTCGGCGAAGACGCCATACTTGTCTTTTGGAATGAGTTCTTTCATAAAAAACCTCCATTTCTTGGTGTGGAAGGGAGCACCATTGCACCCATCGTTGGTCGGAAGAAACGAAGGCTGTTATTCGACTTCATCTTGGCTGCCTCGTCCCCTTAACTACTGCTGGAGGTCAAACGGTCCATTTGACGAAAATTGAAGAAATTTTCTCCGCCTCTTCACCTTCCTCTGGAGGTTTGAGAGCGTTTTGAGCGGATGAAACGGATCTTTTTTTTGTGGCAGAACATAAAAAGAAGGGCGTCACGATTTGTGACACCCTTGCTGGAATGAATAGTTTGTGCTGAACTCAATGAATCTATCAGTACAAGCGTCAATCCTTCTGATAAAACTCACACTCGTAGCCGTCGGCATTGAGAACAAGTCCTTTTGCCCACGGCGGAGTGCGACTCATCTGTTTGGCGACCGCTTCAAGCGACATGGCAGGATCGGCCTCGATAACCAGCTCATCGTGGATATGCATCACGATGCGGCAACAGCGGAGCGTCTGCATGGAAAAGGCCAAGATGTCGCGAGCTGTGGCCTGTACGATGTTTTCCACGAACTTTGGACCGTAGGAGCTGATCCGATCCCATTTCTTTCCGGAGGTGATGCCCTCATAGGTCACGCAGGGACTGCCGAAATCATTCATACCGATCCGAGGCTTTACATAGGAAAGGTTCCTGCCGGAGGGAAGCGTGATAAAGAGCATGCCTTTCTTGCAGGCGAAGGTAAGCCCATGCGTCTTTCGCACCGAGCGATGCTGCACCGCATCCATGACCGCTTGGTCAACGTCCCACCAGAATTGCACAATATTCGGATTGGACTCACGCCAGGTGGTGACGAGAGGCTTCAGTTCTTCTTCGGAAAGGCCCGTCTCGAGTGCACCCATGGCTTTTAAGGCACCGACCGATCCGCCGTATCCGAGGGCGAGCTCTGCGATCTTGCCTTTCTGGCGCAGATGGCCATTGATGCCGTGCTTCTCAACATGAACATGAAACATCTGGGAAGCAGAGGCGCAGTAGATATCCCCATTCCTTGCAAAGACCACCTCGCGCCAGCTTTCGTGCGCATACCATGCGATGACTCGGGCCTCGATGGCGGAAAAGTCCGAGACGATGAACTTGCAGCCCGCTTTTGGAATAAAGGCGGTACGCACCAGTTGAGATAAGGTATCCGGCACATTTCCATAAATCATGGATACAACTCCATAATCTGTTGACTTTACGAGTGCACGAGCTTCGGAAAGATCGGGCAGGTGGTTTTGCGGGAGGTTTTGCATCTGTACGAGCCGTCCTGCCCAGCGTCCAGTGCGGTTGGCGCCATAGAACTGAAACATCCCACGTACCCGCCCATCCGCACAGGCGGAAGACTGCATCGCCTGATACTTCCTGACGCTGGACTTGGCAAGCTGGCTTCGAAGGAGCAGGGCTTTCTGCAGTTTCGGCGGTGCTGTCTTAATCAGCGCGGCCACCTGCTTTTTGCCAAGCGACTCTGTCGGCATGCCGTTCTCAGCAAGCCAGTCCTTCATCTGTGCCACTGAGTTGGGGTTCTCGAGCTCAGTGAGTTTTTTCATCTCAGTGAGTAATTCTGTACGAGATTCCTCATCCATACGGATTGCGGCTTCGACCAGCTTCCAGTCAATCTTCACGCCTCGGTCATTGATCTCTTGATCAATGGCGTATTCCTCCCAGAGAAAAGCGAGCGGGGGGAAGTTTCGCAGGCGTTCTTTGATGGCGAGTTCTACTTCCACGTCACGGCGGTTATATTCTTTGAAGATGGTCCATTTTTCTGGCGCATCGGATGAGAGATGCCTGAGATAATCTTGTGATGTTTTTGATGGTCTGGATGGGGTGCAGAAATAGCGGATGAGGTCTTTGCCTTCTTTCATCTTCTGCTCTTTCAGACCTAATACGGCCCCCACGCCTTCGAGCGAAAGCGGCAGGCCCATCGTCGCAGACCAGATCATAGAACAGCGCCAAGACGCGGGATTCAGGAATCTGGCACATTCTCTTGAAAGCGGATGCCGATCAAGAAAGGGATCAAGCGAAATACCAAGTCCCGCCAGATAGCGCGACAGGCATACCCGCTCAAAGGCGGCATTGAATGCCCACTTTGTGACGGTATCGTCAGTCAGGGCAGAAAGCACCTCGCTTGGGATTTCCTCTCCGGAAGCCAGATCGATGACCTCGACCGGTGCGCCGTCCGCACTGTAGCCGAACAGCAGAATCTCGAAGTCCGGGCTTTCCGCATATTTGTAAAGACCTGCCTTGGCGAGATTTACCGAAGAATAGGTCTCGATGTCTATCGATAGTGTTTTCATACGTATGTCCTCATACAGAAGAGGGCGATAGACTGCTCTGCCGCCCTATTCATGGTTAACGCAGGTTTTTCATGCGCAGTTCGTGCGCTTCTTGCTCGCGCTTCTCCGCACGACGTTTGCGTCTTTCTTCCTCGCGGTTGTAGACATAGGTCTGCATTTCCACGATAACCAGAGAAGCCCCGAAAAGACAGAAAAGAAAGAGTGACAAAACGAGAAGAATGGCCTGAAAGTACTCCATGGATTGTCCTCCTTTAGCTCAAAAAGTCGTCATCGTCATCCGTAGCGAAGTCGTCCGCTGCGCTCATGCGTCCACCCAGCGGCTCGCCGTCACGAATCTTCTGCAGGTTGTTCAGCCCACAGGCGATGCCTTTGTTGCCGTTGGAATTGAAGGCATAGAAGGTGATGGATGCGCGTCCGTATACACCGGAATAGACCTCGGAGCTGTCGATGATTTCGTTTCGGTCGGCATCTACAATGCCCGGTTTGGTAGCCGAGTTGGCGTTCAGGAAGTAGCTATTCTGGTAAGCTTCGTCGTCCGGGCGTTCCGTATCGCCATCGCGAAGCGGTGTCTTGATGACCGAGAGGGCCGGAACACTTCTGCCGTTCCCCTTGAGCTTCGCCTCACCTTCCTTGTAGGCTGCCTCGATGGCCGCTTTGATTTTGTTCACGGTGACGGTGTCAGTTTTTGGAATGATGAGGCTCACACTGTACTTTGGCGTGCCGCCGTTGATGGATTTCGGCTGCCAGACATTTGCGTAGCTCCAGCGCGTATCCGGACCAGTGATGACCTTCATCGGGTTCTTGTACGTATTTTTCTTAGTCATTGTCGTTCTCCTCCTTAAAGTCTTGATTTGCCGTTTGCATGGCTGGACGTTTGTCGCTTTCCGGTACGAGCGAGGGCTTTCCCTGCGGCTTTTCGATGAGCGAACCGAGGAGTTCCTCGAAGCGCTTCTTGCTTAACAGTTTCTGCATTGCGATGATGCCAAGGAGCTTCTTCTCATAGGGATCGAAGCCTGCATCGATGACTGTCTGTGCCACGGCCTCCTCATTTAAGTAGCGGCGGTTGGATCGTCCTTCCACCAGCTTGAAGCCATGCCAGACTTTGCCGGAAAGAGCTCGCGATAGGGCATAGTCCTTGAGATCAGCGGCCCAGCTCGTGAGGTCGTCTAACATCGGCAGAATGGCTTCGATGTCCGCATCCGAGAGCGTCGGTGGCATCTCAAAGTCGAACTTCGCCAGTGCGAGATTCGCTTCAGCCCGTGCTCGGCAGTCCACCTTTGCCTTACAGAAGCGGCACCAGTCACCGGCGGCATAGTCGCCCTTGCCTTCGAAGGCAAGATGCGCCTTTGGCTTGAGCTCCTTCTCCGCCCAGTCGTAGAGCGTCTTGACGGAGAGCCGAAAGCTTGAGATGTTGTCTCGTCTCGGTTGGAAGATGGTCATGATGACCTTCTCGATGTCGTAGAGCGCGTCCATCATGGAGAGAGCTCCCAACGCGTAACACATCATCTGCGGATTGTTCTCCGCCTCGACCAGCACGCCTTGACCGTATTTGAAGTCGATCACGGTAAGCACCTTGTCGGCGACGATGACGCAGTCTGCTGTGCCGAATCCCTGCGGTACCCAGCGGGAGAAATCCACCTGTTGCTCGATAAGGACGACCGGATCCGCCGTGCCTTTCTTGGCTGCTTCCAGCTGCTCCAGCGCATAGCCTGCATAGGCATCCGATGATGCATCCATCTCCTCGTTGAAGTAGGTCAGGTCTTCTGTTGGATCGTCTGCCTTTCTGCCGAGCGCGGTTTTCAGCTTATACTCGCAGAGGCTATGAGCATCGGTCCCCACGGCGGCATAGGTGCTGCTTTCGTCCTTGTAGGAAGAAGCCAGCTTTGCCGAAGGCGGACAGGCCATCCAGCGATAGGCGCTGGAGGCGGAAAGTAAGGCGTGCTTATTCGGCATGGAGCACCTCCGCATCGGCAAGAAGCGCCGCGTAGTGGATTGGCTCCACATCCGAGAGCCTTTCCGCACCGTACTTTTGAATCAGCGCCCGCACCTCGTCGGTGAGTCCGGCTCTGGCTTTTTGGGCCAGCACCTTGCGGACATCTTCCAGCTTGAGCGCCGGCTTCTCTGGTTCCGGCTTTGGTGTCGGCTGCGGTGCAGGAGCGTTACCTCTCTCGTCCGTGCTGCCAAAGAATAGTTCATTTAGCTCGTTGGCGAGATCATTCAGCTTCTCACTGCATGCCCGAAGCTCTTCCACAATAGCGGCAGCTCTTTTCACTTGTCCCATAGGGTTGTCCTCCTTCCTCGGCTTGGCTGATGGATAGCAATTTCAGATTTCTCGCCAATCTCGCAGATACGCGGCTTATAGCGTTGAGAAGTTGAATTTCCTCGCTGCGTGTTTTGGATTTGGCATTTCTGCTATCTGAGTGGTATTCGTGCATTCTTTCACCTCACTTTCCGGGCCTTGTTTTGCCCTTCACATTCCTCTGGAGAAGCAGCATCGATTTGAGCGGGGTAAAACGAAAAAATCTGCCACTACTTTGAACAGGTAGTGGCAGACAATGTGTTTATTTGTTCCTTTCGGCTTTAAACTCATCTCGGAATTTCTTCATCTCGTCCGCAAAGGTGCGTTGCTTACGGCCGAGCAATTTCGCTACTTTGCGGTCAGAAATTCCATCGGGATGATCCATCCAGATTTCAATAATTCGGTCAGCTTCGGAGTCAATTTCATGTAGCCGGACAAAAAGGTGATCAAGAAGATCGTAATCGGTTATGATTTCTTCTGGCGTTGGGGTATGGTCCGAGACGTAATCGGACAGGGTGCCTTCTCCATCAGGGAGAGGCATATCCAGAGATACGGTTTTTACGATACGAAATTCGCAATAAGGACAATTTCCGTCACACAGCCAAAATTTAGGGCGCGGACAGGAGCATTCACCGTGATATTGTCTGCGTTTTCTAAGTGCAGTGCGCCAACGGTCATAATCTCGGTATTGTTTGTCAGAAACTTCAAACCAAATATGGGTGTTTTTGTCATAGATTTTTTTGCTCAGATTGTCATTATTTTGCATAAGATACGGGCCTCCTTAGCCCCACAACCGCTGATTGGTGTGGAGAAGCGGAGAGCCCGTATGGGTGCCAGCGGAAAAATGGACGCAAGAATCCCACCCGTCGCGGGAGAACAATGTCTCCGCTTCAAGTTGCGTCCAGCTGTTCGCGTGCTGGTCGTATTTATTTGTCGGTTTCACTGCTGTGGCGAACAGTCCCTTTCTGTGCACTCGGGACGATCACATGAGTGAACCGGAGCGGTTTAACGTCATGCTCGGGACAGAATCAGCGATCAGAATAGGAAAATGTTCTTTGCATTCACAAATCGTTTATAAGCGAAAGAACGAATACGATCATAAATCGCTAAAATCTGTGATATAATTTCAAAGGGTTTCTCCATCAGCTGTGCTGATTTTCTTTATTGTACGGAAAGTGCCTTTTTCGGTTATGACCGCTGATGACTGCGGTTTGACCTAAAAGGTCAAAAGGAGGTAGAGCCGAA